CCCGCAGACGCTCTTCTGTGGCACACCACCGACGCCAGTCTCAAGCGGCACGGTATTCACCAAGCTGCGCAATGAAGCGCTGGCAGGAAACACCGTCGATACAGGCTGGGCCGAGTGGAGCGTGCCGACCATGACAGATGTGCACGACAAGGCTGCATGGCTGGAAACGAATCCATCCTATGGCGTGGTATTCGGCGAACGCGACATCACAGCGGAGATCGGCACAGACGATGTGGATTTCAACATTCAGCGCCTGGGCTTGTGGATCCGCTACAACCTCAAGAGCGCCATTTCAGCGACAGACTGGGGCGCACTGCAGGTGAAGCGGCTGCCGGCTCTCAAAGGCAAGCTCTTCTGCGGCATCAAGTACGGCAAAGATGGTGAGCATGTGGCACTCTCCATCGCCGTACGCACGAAAGACGGGCGGGTCTTCGTGGAGACCATCGACTGCCGTCCAGTGCGCGCCGGTAATGCCTGGATCATCGACTTCCTGCGAGCAGCGCAGGTGGAGAAGGTGGTCGTGGATGGCGCCAACGGGCAGGAGCTCCTGGTGCGTGATATGAAGGACGCGAAGCTCAAAAAGCCACTGCTGCCGACTGTGAAGCAGATCATCGCTGCCAATGCTGACTTCGAGCGCGGGCTCTTCGAGCAGAAGCTCTGTCATGCTGGGCAGCCATCCCTCGTGCAGGCGGCGACCAACTGTGAGCGACGCGCCATCGGTTCCAACGGTGGCTTCGGATACCAGGCGCTCAAGGAAGGCATTGAGATTGCGCTGCTCGACAGTGTCATCCTGGCTTACTGGGCATGCGAATCAACGAAGGAAGAACGGAAACCACAGCAGATCGATTATTAACGGATACCATCCGGCTAAAATGGGAGGAATAGACAATGAGTGAAAACTTTGTAGCGATCACCACGCAGGAAGAATTTGACGCACGGATCAGCGAACGTCTGAAACGCGAGCGCGAGACACTGGCCAAACGGTACGAGGAAAAGTACGCAGGTTATGTGGCCAGAGATGCGCACGAGCAGGCGGTGGCCGAGCTGAACGACCAGCTGGCAGCGGCAAGACAGGCCGCCGAAGAGAGCAAGGCGACGATCGATGGTCTGAACGCACGAGTGCGTGGATACGAGACCGCCTCGGTAAAAACGCGGATCGCCCATGAAGTGGGGCTGCCTTACGAGCTTGCCGATCGCCTGACTGGCGACGACGAAAAAGCCATCCGTGAGGACGCCGAAAAACTCACAAAACTGATGGGCGCTGGCAAAGCCGGTGCACCTGCGGCAAATCCAGAACCAACGCAGGCGCAGACCGGTACAGCGGCAGCGTACCAGACACTACTCAATAGCATGAGAACACAGGAGGTATAAATTATGGCAACTGTACTTTCCAAAGGGAGCTTATTCCCTTCTGAGCTCGTGAACGGGATGATCAACCAGGTCAAGGGCGCCAGCGTGTTGGCACAGCTGACCGGCGCAACGCCGATCCCATTCAACGGGCAGACCGAATTCGTCTTCAACATGGACAACGAGATCGGCATCGTCGCTGAGAACGCGGCAAAGCCGGCACAGTCTGCGAGCATCACCA